GTCTTTATCAAATACTTGTTTTTCTATTGGGATTTGAGACATTATTTTATAACTTTAAAGTAGTAATTTTCATCAAATATTATAGTTTCACCATTGGGTAATATTGATTTGAGCAATAATTTATAGTATCTTTCTGGCTCTAAACCATTCATATAAATATTAAAATAGCTACTACTAGCATCACAACTAATTTTAGTAAATGATGTATCGTAATCTACGACAATTTCTTCAGTATCCAAATCTTTTATTGACCAATATGAAGATGTTGGTAAAGCATAATTTACTAAAGCATAATTAAACGAAGATGTTTGAAATGTTCTGGGTGGATATTTTGCTCTAACTTTAACATTAAAGCGTTGTACTGAGTCTTGTTGGTAATTATTTTTATTATTACCTAAACTAATATAATATAAATTAGAATTCATTACTGATTGTGAGCCAGTATTATAGGTAAAATCATTCCACTTTATTTCTAAACATGGTGGATATATAGTATGTGTATTGGCTGAGAAGTATTTAGTTTCAAATTTTGAAGCAGTAGTGAATTCAATTGAACTACTGTGTTTAAGGATAAGGCCATGATTTGAAATTTTATTTGTATAGCTAGCACTTATAATATTAGTTATATTTAATTCAATATCGCCCGTTGATGTGTGGGTAAACGATTGAGAGGCTTCATACTGAGAGCTAGTATACCATAAACCACCACCTATATTTGAACCAGATTGATATGATCCTGTTTGTCCACTTGGGAAAGCTAATGGATTAAACCAAGCTCCACTTCCACTTTCTTGGCTAAAACCCCAGCTAGCCCCATCTGTTGTAATAGGTAAATTAGCTACTCTTCCTGTCCCCATATTCCAATTAGAAGCTAATGGGTGAGCATATATAGTATAATCTAATGGAATTTCAGAAGCATTAGCTAGATACATTTTTAAAGAACAACTAAATGCACTACTTGAAACTTTATTAGTTATAATGTCGCTAATCTCGCTTGATGGAAATTTAATTAATATACGTGACACTTCATTAGAACCATCACTAGATTTAAAAGTACTAAGTTCTAGTATTTCATCCAAACCAGTATTTAAAGTTGGATAATACGAGAAAATTGTAACGCTTTTTTCAGGAAATATTTTATAAACAGCCATAATTTACATGATTACTATATATAAATATGACAAATTGGTGTTTTTTAGGCTAATAAAGTATAATATTTTTTATTAGATTTATGTTGATTTGTGTTTTATTTTAAAATGGAACTACTCGTCCTTGTATATCTGTGTTAGGAAATCTAACTTCAAATATGCTTGGATCTAAAGATGGATAAATATTACCTGATCTTGTAGCTCCCGGGATATCATAAGCATATTTAGTATATGTATTTCCTGTACTGTCTTGTTTATTTACAACTTCAACTTTAATTACGTTTTGTACACCTTTTATTTGTAATAAAAGAGATGTAATATCAGAAAGTATAATTAATTGATTAATATTCCATTTTTCAATATTAAAATGGTCTTGTAAAGCTAATATACAATCGTTTATAACATTATTATTATTATATCCACTAGCTATTACAACATCAAAATTAATTCCTATATTAATATAGAAGGCATCTTTAATATTAACGGCATCTGTAACCATTCTAAATTGATTAATGTATGCTGCTAGGTTTTCTTTTAATGTAGTGGATGCTGTAGTTAAATTTTTATTTGAATTATATCCTAATATGTACATATCTAAGGATAATGGATTACGACCTTCGGTAGTTGCTACTGTAGAAGTAGGTATCATTTCTTGAGCTACGTCTTGGGTAACATATACTTTAGCTATTGAACCATAATCAGAAGGTAATGATAATGCTCTTACCATATAATCCTCTCTTGTTACAGCACGTAGCTGAGATTGGTAGGCATATAATGCATTGTTACGTATTTCTTCAATTTGATCTCCATTTCTACCACCTGACGAAACTTCAGGGTTTGTTGATGCTAGGCTATTTTTAATAGTTGTAGCTAAATTACCTGAAACACCACTAGGAAAATAAGATAATGATGTATCTATATTAGTTATGGTGTTTGAAGCTACATTTGATTGTATGCCCCCACCAACAAGATATCTAATAGTAATATCATTACTTGGTGCTAAGCCATATTCCTGAGTATGAAATACAGAAGCTACATTGAAATTATTGTATAAATTAGAAATACCAGGTACTAGTCCTAGTCCAATAGTGTCTGGGTTAGGTAATATAGTATTATCAGACTTATTAGCTATTCCTGCTCCAAATTCTAGTTGTAATGTATTGTCTGATAAAAAACGAGATACATAACGACGAGGTACTCTTCTTAGTTGTACTAAATATGGTACACCATCACTTCCTGATGTAGGATTTGATACTTTATCAAATACTGAAGATTGGGCTAAATAAGGTACTTCATACCATTTGTTACTTTGAGTATCTGTGGCGTCTAATATTTGTAATATATTTGTGTCCGAAATAGTAGCAATTGAAAATTTTTCAGGAGAGCTAAATGTTAAAATTGTAGATTTAATTTCAGCAGAAATTGCTTTAGTTGTTTTTTTAAGTAAAAAATAATTATTATCTACAAAACTAATTTCAGTACTTCCTGTATCTCTAAAATCTATTTTAGTTGTGGTTAAAAATTTAGTGCTATTAGACGTAGAAGTAAGAGATGTATTTTCAGGTATTATTAATGCATAGGAATAATCTGGTGTTAAATTTCCTCCTGATCCTGATGAGGGAATTAATTGATATATGTCAATATTAGTACTAGAAGCGTATGATGTTTTTGGACGATATCCTAACATGTAAGATAAAGCATATAAATTTTCTTTTTCTTTAGCGTATAATAAAAAATTCTCTTGTACTTGGGTGTCTAAATAGAATGACATTACATCACCTATATAAGATGACATTTCAATAAATAAATTTCCTGGTGTTGATTCAGAAAAATCATTATATGATGTTGGGAAATAAGTCTTAGCATAATTTACAAGATTAGACCTGAATTCGCCAAAGGTTTTATTTAAATATGATACATTATTATCTGCCATTTTATATGAATTGTACTGTTACTTGATCTGCGTCTTGTGAGATTCTTAATTTATATTTAATTGTAATTGATATTGAATTGTTGTTATATTCTGAAGCTGGGCTTACTAATATATCACTAATTTGTACTTCGGGTACAAATATAGATATATTAAAATTAATTAATTCCTTTATAAGTTCAGATGTGTCTTCTGTAATCCCTTCAAATAATATTGTCTTTAGATCCGCCCCAAATTCAGGGTTAAATACTCTTTCTCCTTTATTAGTAAGTAATAAATTAATTAAATTAGATTTAATTTGAGTTTTAGTACTATATGTGCTATTAAATGGACCTGACGGGCCATTAAATGGTAAAGAAACTCCAAGGCCAATATTTCCTTGTAAATCTAAGGGGTTAACACGTATAGTTTGTGGTATTGGCATATTATCCTAAATTTCTTAGTCCTGATTTATCTTGTACTGTCATATTATTCGCTGCATCATTAATAAAGGCTAAGTATGGGTTAACCTTTTCACCGGTTGATTCATCTACGGCATCAATAACTTTTAATGCTTGCTGTGGTTGTTGAAAGCCAAATTCAGCACCCATTTTAGCCATTAATGAACTACGCACGTCTCCTGGTAATTGGGCGTCAGCACTAGTAAAATTAAATGTTTTATTTTCGTTAAGCTGTTGTTTATTTTGTTTAGACAATGCCTCATTTAATATTTCAGGTAATTCTTCGTAGATAGCTTCAGTTACTGCGTCTTTAATTAGTTTTTTGAATAATTTTATGTTCATATATATAAATATTTAAGCTATTAGGTTTTCTCGATCTATTATTAATTTTAATTGTTCTATTAAATCATTTGGATCTAATGTAAATGATGAATCACTTTTTAATACTTCTACATTGTTTGTATCAAGAGCAACAGCATAGTGACGTTTATTACCTCTTACCTCAAATTTAGGATTATTTTCTTCGCGTAAAGCAAATTTAAATCCTTTATACTCTGGGAAGTCAGACGTTCCAAATGTTATGTTTAGTGGTAGTAAACTTGATGAATTTGTATCTAATATACCATTTATAGCTAATAATTGTGATTTATAATCTTCTAATATTTGGATTGCTTTTTCTAAACTAACAATTATAGTTGGTAATAATGCACTTAATGCTAATACTATCTTATTTGCTTTTTCTAATATTACTACTATTTTTGTAATAACATTTACTGGTATACCAATACCAGGAGGAACAGCAGTAGGAATAGGGATAGCAGTTAATATTGTAATTATAGTACTGAATATAGTAATATAAATTGATATTCTTTTTATTTGATCATTAATTTTAATTATTTTATCTTCATTACTTTGTATTATACTTACAGCATTATCTCTAGTTATTTTAGCATTATTTAATTTAACAGGATCGTTAGATGCATTAGCTTCTTCAATTATTTTATTAGTATCATCTACTAATTTCTTAATAGTATCATTTTGAGAAATAACATCAGCTATTTTATCAGTTAAAAGTAAAGTTAAAATAGGAACTATTGTTTTTTTAATATTTTTTAATACGGCTGTTCTTTTTTGTTTTCTTGATTTTTGCTTTTCAGATTTAGTTCTTTGTTTAACTTTAGCTCTAGCTTCTTTACGTTTTTTAATTTTATCTTTTTGCGTAGCAAAAGGATCTTTTATATAATCATCAATATCTTTTTGATTTTTATCCTTTCTTTCTTGTAAATTTACTTGAGCCGCTTTATAATTTGCTTCTTCAATAGTAACTGCTCTATTGTATTCTTCATCTGTTAACTGAGGAGGTATATCTTCAACTTGACCATTAACTACTTTCTTTGCAGGGATATTTTGTTTTTGAAGTTCTAGAAGTTTTTTCTGGTGTGTAATACTTAATTCAATTCCTTCTTTAACTAAATCTGCCTTTTGTTTATATAATTTTCCTATAGTAGAATTTAAAGCAGCATTAGCTCCTGCAGCAAGTCCTACTTTTAATAATTGATCTCCAAATGCTTTTGGTTGTTGAGATGTTTTTAGATTAGCTAATATATTAGGTGATACTAAAGTAGATACATTACCTGGTAATGCTGGTGGAGTAGGGGATGATATAGGTGATATTATGTCTGCCATTACGTTGTAAATACTTTATCTGATTGGATAGTTCCTAATTTGTCTATTAAATTAGTTACATCATTAAATAATTGTGTTCCTCCGTCATTGACAGAAGGAATAGGTAAAGCTCCATCTGAACTAATAGTAACAGCAGATGCTAAATATCCTGCTAATCGTTGTAGTGTATTACATACTTCTAATAATAGATCATGTGTTTGACCACCCAATAATACAGGTTCATCTGGTACTGTCTTATCTGATTTTGTGCCTAATAATATTTTTTCTGTATTAAGATGAATATATTGACCCGCATTTATATTAATAATATTATCAGTATTAAGTTCTAAATTTGTTTTAGCAAATAATAATACTTCATCTTTTTTAGAGTTAATAGTTATTCTATCACTATTTAAAATGATTTGAGAATTAATATATTTACTAGGTGCTAAAGAAGAATTTATTGGATTGATTATACTAGCTCCCGGTATTAAAGGAAGTGTTTGAGTAGATGTCATATAAATAGAAGATATCTCCTTATTTATTTCTTCAATATTAGGGGATAAAGAACCTGTATCTGTGGTAACATATCCATTAATTAAAATAGTAATAGGATCACCATCTGGTCTTCCGTTTCGACTCCATTCACTTATATTAGAATAAAGAGGAACAGTAGAACCAAATCTAATACCGTTTCCTTTTCTACCTTGATATATTCTATCACCTTCAAAACTTAATAAATTTCTTATATCTGATTTTTCATTAAATGTCTTACCTAAACTAATATCTGAGAGGGAATTTTGTTGATTAGTATTCCAGATGTTAACAGTTCCTGTATAATATTTTTGTATAGGGCCGGGAGCATTTATTAAATTAATGGGAGGTCCATCTATAATGTAAATTAATTCTCCTATTAAAGGATAATTTTGGTTACTAGCATGGAAGGGTTTAGCTGTAGAACATTGTGATAAGTCAATTACATCTTTTTCTTTAATAATTTGATTATAATCTAAATACCAAACAGTACCTATCCCACTATAACCCCCATAATTTTCAAATAATTCTTTTGTAGGAGTATTTTCTGTAGTAATAACGCCATATACTTTACCTATCTGAGATGTATTATTGTTTTCTGTAGGTGGAAAATTATTAGGAATATTTAATGAAAATTGAGCTAAGCCTGTTTTATATATCATTCTTTATTCTCTATTTGGTTTTGTAAAATTTCAGTTTGTTCTATTAATTTATTACCTTCTGTCTGGATTGCTTTTTGCTCTTCTAGTAAATGCTGGATTTCAGAAGGATCAAAAAAATCAACTTGTGCATTATTTGTATTAGAAGTAGCAGCACGTTGAGCAATACCTGCTATTTTAATTAATTGATCTCCGTTTTTTACATTAACATCAATTAAATCCTTAATTGTAGGCATTAACATTACAGCAGAACCAGCATTAGCAGATGCTAAAGGCTTTAGGGCATCTATTAATTCATTAATTTGCTTATCAGTATCTTTATTATTTCTATGTACCTGCTTAAATATATCAGATAATGATGTATTACCAAATAAGGTAATATCGTCAAAATTAGTCATAAATTATATTTATATATAAATACATTAATTTTTTAGAATATATCCATATTTATAATATTCATTATATAGTCTGGTTCGAATTATATCTAATTTTTTAGTAATTTTAGTTATTTGAGGAGTAGAAGTATCTGTTATTTCGCGGATGTATATGTAGAGAGCTTTTTTATTAAATATTTCTAGTGTTTCGCGCCTACGAAATAATTCCATTATGGCGTCTGCTGTTTTAGCATCTTGTTCTTTAGGAAATATTATATATAAATTTTTATCTATATATGATATATATTGATCCATAAAAGTTTCCCCTTCAGATTGCTTATTAACTTCATGTATTGTATTATATAATATTGTCTTATCTTCATCTATAGCCTCAATTTCAGCATATTTTTGTAGTTTTTTGTAATTCTTTTCATTATATACAATAAGATAGCGCTTAGCTATAGTACCAAAATATGAAAATGCTTTACCTTTAGACTGATCATATAAATGAAGTTTTTCAAGTAAAAATGTAATTACTTCATGTTTTAATTCTTCAATCGTATCTGAATCTGTATAATAAAACTTAAAAGTATGAATAATATTTTCTGATAACTTATAAAAAGCATATTCTATTCTATCTTTATAAGTTTTGTCACGGAAAACTTGATCATTAGAAGCTAAATATTCAATAATAGCCTCTTCAGTATCAGAAGTAAAATAAATGCGAGGTTCTTTAGGTTTACGACGGCGGGGTTGGCCTCGTTTAGTAAGAGCTACTTTTCCTAATTCATTATCTAAATATATATCTAGATCTTCTTCATAATATGTTGACATGATATTTAATGTTTAATATTTAATATTTAATATACGAACAAAAAATATCGTAACCTAATTAATTTTTATTATTATTATTATTATTGAATTGGTTCAAAATAGATTGAATTTCTTTTAGGTTTCTAAAAAAAGTACCTACTTCATCATCTGATTCAAACGCTCCTCTATTATCTAATTCTTGAATTGTATTACTTGAATTATCTATTACTACACTAATAGCATCTATATATTGTTGTTGAGAAACTAGAACTTTTTCAAGTTGAGAGTTTTTTCGGATAAGTAAATAACCTCCTATTAAAAGGCATTCTATTACATGAACTAGTATTATCCATAATGCTATTGTCATAATATATATTTATTGAAATTGTTGAGCAAAATCATCATGTTCAATTGCTATCATTTCTCGAGTAGATTCTATTTGCTCTTTTAATAATGTAAGAGTTTCTAAAACTTCCTCTCGAGGAATATTTCTATTTATTTGAACAGTAAGACGATTTAGTAAAGTATCGGCTTGATTTAATTTATCTAATGTATTGTTTTTATATCTCATAGTATATGTTTATATATAAATATATAATTATTTTCATTCCCTCATTTCTTTATTATTATTCGTTATTAATATATTATTAAGCTACGAAAAATATCTTACATTTCCAAAGAAAAAAAGCGTCTTTTTAAGACGCCTTTAAATTATATATAAAATAACATATTATTTATCTTTTACTTGTTCATATTACTTAATTCTTCACGAATAATTTCTACTAATTGATTTCTAGTTAACTTTGTTTTATTTGTTATTTCTTTAATTGTATTTATTTTAGGGGATTTTTTTAATATTTGTTTTACTATATCTTTAGTTATTGGATCATTAACAATAAATTCAAAATATCCTTTAGGAATATTATCTATTATTTTATAGCTACTCACCTCTATCCTCATCCCTTCTAAGCTATTAACAAAAGCAGCTTTATCTTCAAGTTTTATTTTATAAGTATTCATTGTTAATAATAAATATATTTAAAATTAAAAAAAAATATTATATTTTTCAGGTAACTCTACTTTTCCTCCCTCTTTCCGTATATACTATATATAATCCCACACACTACAACGAGTCATAAATGACTAAAAATTAAACTAATTATATTAAAATCAATTAAAAAAAAGCAATAACCATAAAATTCACATACATTACTAGATACTTAAGAATTTTCATTGTTTTCGGTCTTAAAATTGTTAATTAATATACTATCAGCATGCAATATGCTAGAATATCTTTGCCCTAACATCTCTATAGCTTTTTGCGCCGTATAGGAATCAATAGAAAACATTTCACGATGTGCATTGATACGGTGAACAGCAAAATGTTCATGTACTTCCTCTTCGAGCAAATCAGAACGATAACAAGAAAATGAATAAACAGGAATCCAAGGAGTAGGAACACCCGTACCTGCTGATATCTGACGCGCACGTTCATCTACTGTTTTAGTAGTCATTCCTATTTTTACCATACCTGGTACGCTTTTATTGATAAGGACATAAACATATTCAGATTTACGCACACCACCCGACGAATCCATTACAGCGTGTGCTAGGTAATATACAGAATCCCATCCATCTCCATCTGGAATGCGTGTAAATGCATCGGCTTTATGGGCTTGACTTGGGTGTAATTTAATATAGTACTGAGATTCATTGGGTGCTACGTATTTCATATTATTGTGTGGTTGTAGTGTTAGGGTTGGGTGTTATGGGTAATATTGTAGCACCAGTACGCACAGCCTCATCCCATTGCTCTAGTGTTAGGCCGTATTCTTTAGCGCGTTCTTCACGTAAGTGTTTGGTGTGTAGGTTAAACGATTCTTTGGTTAATAATATGTTGTCTTGTAGATATTTTTTGTGTTCCATAATAATATATATATTGTTGTGTATGTAATAATATAGCGTATATACTTTGCCTATACAAAAAGAATGTGTTGAGAGGAGATTTTGGTCCCTTACAAAGGTAGCGCAAAGGGGTTATTTCGGAAATTGGATTACGTTATGGGGGATATGCGTATATACTGTCGATGGGTAAAGGGTGTGGTTGCGTTGAGAATATAGCGTAATTTTTTGTACGCGACAACGCATCATCGATGGACCGCGATTAGCGTGGGAGCAGTACGCTATAGTACCGCGCACGCCCCGCTATCAACCGATAGCGTCCCGATCCCTATAGCTTTTTTGTACAGTACGCATCTTTTTTGTACACGCGCTAGATCTTAACATCCACACACGCCTGTGTATCCCTGTGCTCAGCCGGCGATTAACCACCGTATCTGGTATCTGGTTTATCACCCACGCCCATCTCATCTAATATCGCTTGTGCTTCGGCTCTAGTCACCCAATCATCACCGTCTGTGTCTATGATGTTACCTATATAGTAGATATTATTCATGTTCATTAATTCGTTTACGTTCATATTTTATATTATTTATTGTGTTATTAAGATACGATTTATGTTCTGTCTAGTTAAATATACCTGACTGTTGTTCCCATCTACCGTTCACACGTGTTTCGATCACGTAGTCACCATCATATTGTCTATGCTCTGGTTGTGTTAACCAGATCCTTATACCATCATTCTCGATCTTTAATTCACTACCATCCCAAGCTTGTTCAATGGTATCTAACTGTTGTAATTCGCGTTTTGAATAATTCATATGTTTTAATTTTTGGTTAACGTGAATATATGATCATGGCTGTATCTAGCTATTGTATTTAGCTAGACATTCAGGACATCCAATGTGTTTTACCTCCTCAATACGTGCCCAATTATTACTTAAGGCTGGTGTACCGCACAGGTTACCTTCACCGAACCTGTAGATGTGAGCAGTATCACTCCAGACATTACCTTTATTGCCGAATATACTGTATCCGGACTTTAAATCGCTTACGTTCACTCGGTTTAATACTTCATTTAATTGATTCATATATTTTTATTTATTTGGTTAATGTGAAGATAGGTAATCATTTCTGCCTACCCGTGTTTAATTATATTTCCTCTCTAACTAGTACTTCCTCTCTAGCTAACGTATATTGTGTTTTTACAGTCTCATACATCCCTAAAGCATCTGGTAAGTCTAGTCTAACTGTCCCAGGAACGAATTGGTTGTCTACTTTGATATGATACGTTATTTTACCTACTTTATCATACTCTTTTACTAAGTCAATAGTCATAATTTTAATTTTTGGTTAACATGAATATACAAATGGGACTCTGACGAGTCCCGTTTTAATTATCTATCTTACTCTGGTCATAATTTTACTATTTCCTTTGCAGCCATAACCTGATGTTGTACAGCTTGGAAAGCACATAATTAATATTCCGATAATAATTAATGCAATTAAATTTTTCATATTGTTTTTATTTTAATTAATAATCATTATTTGTATCCTACATAATTTTTACGAACGTAAGAACATTCTGTTGTTTTACAACTACTGAGCATTGCAATCGCTATTATTAGTGCTACTAAGATTAATGTGTAATCCCACTCTTTGTAATTTTTAATTGTCATAACTTATATTTTTTTGGTTAACGTGAAGATAGGCACTTAATTGTGCCTATCAATATTTAATTTAATTCTTTAATTGTACCTTCAATTTCAAACACTTTATAATATCTATAAAGTTTATTTTTACCATCATCATCACCTTCATACATCTGATTAATTAGATCATCTAAATCATCAACAATAAAAATTTCATCAGCTGTAGCATCTGCAATAACTAAATACTTTTTCATAATTTTATCTTTTTGGTTAATGTAAATATATGATTTGAATTGTGACAAATAACGTTTAATTAATTTTACTCAACAAATATAACTTTAATCTCATCATTCTCTAATTCAAATTTAAATTTTCCATATTCCTTACTTTTATATTCATACACATTATTTTCATTTAATATATTTAATAATTCATTATAACTTTTAAATACATTATTTCCCCAATCTTCAATTAATTCTTCATCTCCATACTCATCATTTAAATAACAATAATCTAGTTCACTATCATTACCTTCACAACACATACATAACATTTCTTCTAATCCTTTTACATTTTTAAATTTTAACATACTTTTTAATTTTAAATTTTTAATAATATTTTTATATCTTTTTGGTTAATGTGAATATATGATTAATGTTGTGCCTCGTCACATTTAATTAAATTAAATTTCTGATATTATTTAATAAATATTTTTCAGTACAACTTGCATCATCAAAATCACGTATACTGATAGCACGTATAAGCTCTTCTGCAGTATTACATTTATTGAACATATCTTTTACTTTTTGCTTTTCACTTTTCAATTCATTCTTATCAATAATTTCATCTTCAAATACTTCATTTAATGAATCAATTTCAAGATTAATCTTATTTTTTTTCACATTTTTAAAATTGTTTTCTACTAACTTAATAAGTGACTTATTCATACTTTATATTTTTTGGTTAATGTAAATATATGAAATCAGTTGTGACAAACAACGTTTAATTTATTATTTCAAATTTATCTAAACCCCATATCATTCCTAATGATCTTCCATCATCCCACCTAACGTTTATTACGTCTGCTCCTACATTATACACTAAGCCTTCTGTACCTGATTTTATAGGATCATAATCTTCTAACATTTCTATTAAGCGAACTCTTTTATTTAGTAAATCATAAATTGTTAAGTCACTCATTTTAATTATTTTTGGTTAACGTGAATGTACAAAATTAATTCTGACTAATTATTATTAACCATAAACAATGTCCTGTAAAAATACAGTCTGTAAAATAACGTCTGCTGTTTCAGCATCATCATTCTCATTTATCATGTTCGTCAGATGATTTAATGGGGTTAAAGCCACTCTATCGTGCACTTCTTGTAGTGTAATACTAACACTATCCTCATTTTCGTCTCTATCTTCTAATGTTAATGTACCTCCACCTCTTAATATTTCCATAAGTACATCTTCATAACAAAGACCTTCATTTGGTGATTTTTTCTTTAGTCTATTTTTAGCATCAGTATAGGAGGTTTCGTTATAGGTTAATTCAAGATTATAATCACCTATATAAGAAAGACCATTACATAATGCATTATAAAAAAACATTTCTGATTCTGTGTGTGTTAATTTGATTTCCATGATTTATATTTTTTTTGGTTAATGTGAATGTCCGACTATTATTATGCCTTACTCGCCATAAATTGATTTATACAATCTAATTCTGATTGATTAAAATCATTAAATTTACTATTAGCAAATTCATCATATAACTCAATTGCTTTATCCCACCACACATCAAGTTCCATTGTATTTTGTTTTTCCATAACCATTGCCATACAAAAAATACTGTAAGAATTATTCATAACTTTTAATTTTTGGTTAACATGAATATACAAAATCAGTTGTGACAAACAACGTTTAATTATTAGTGTGCTAGTGGCTTTTTGAGGGGTCTGGAGCCCATGAGCCCCCAGATGGGAAAGGGATCACTCGCTTGTAGTGTCCCACATTCCAAACAAGCAGCGAGGGAGCCAGGTAAAATACCTAGCTCCGTCTTTAAAATTAAAAGTATGAACCTAATTTAAAAATGTATATTGATCTTATTTGAATAATCGTATTGTCTTGTTAACTCAGCACCCCTTATTTTCGGCTCTAGGTCTTTGTATGATCTGGAAACGTTCAATGCCTTCATCCACTCTCGGAATTGTGGGTCTGAGACTGTGGTTGATCTTTCTGTTTCAATTTGTTCTAGACGCTCTAATGATGTTGTAAACATAATTTTATTTTTTGGTTAACGTGAATGTATAATTATTACTGTGCCACTAGTGTAAGTGCTTTACTTAGATCCGCCCAATAATTATTTCCATGTTCTCTTACTTCCCACCCTTGTTCTGGTGTAAACAAATAAATGTACTCTTCCATATATTCTTTAGTATAGTCGACATAAGAGCAAGTGCGTGCTTCATTCCCACTCTCACCTCTATCCCTACCGTACGCTAAACAACAACCTTTCACTCTATTATCAAAATCCTGTTGCTCACCAATGTGTTTACCCAGAATACTTAAATCACCCAGAGCGATCAGTGCACGCACTTTACCTTCAGTGGTGTAATGTTCATTCAAAATAGAGCCATTGTGGTCTAAATAGCCATCATAGTGACAGTAAATATAACTAACGGTGTTGTCTGGATTTAAAATTCCAATGTTTGATCTTGTTGCCATAATTTTATGTTTTTTTGGTTAACGTGAATGTACAAAAAAGATCTTGCCACAACATTATGTGTAACAAGATCTTGAGTATATTTTTTAATTTACGAAGCCATTTCTACTATAAGAGTACTCTCTTTTTTAGGACGACCTACCTTAATATCAAGACCTGCCGATTTTCTTACAGCCTGAGCTGCTAAACGCATCTGACGATTTGATACTGGATTGGACGGACGACCTCTTGAAATAGTTTCTCCGTTTGCTAATTTAGCCTCCCATTTAGATAATTTAGTCTGGCGAGCTGAATTGGCAATTACTGGGCGACCTCTTTTAGCTGGTGCTGTAGCTGTTGGTGTTGTGTTACTCATAACCTGTTTTTTTATTTGTTTTAAATTAATAATTGTATAACGTGAATATAATAATTGAGTTTTGCCCTAATGTTTATTATTTATAAAGTTTTAATCCTTGATCCATACCAAAATCAACACCAGCATGAAAAAGACATAAAGCATCTATACCACTTTCTAGTATGATTTGAATTTTAATATGATCGTTATCTTTATACTCAAGTACACCTCCTTCCTTTAAAATAACTACCTTATCTCCTAATTTTTTCTGTATAAATGGTAACCGTTCTTTGGTTGTAAAAAGTTCTACTATCATTATTTTTAATTTTTGG